TGACATGCGTATTTACTAGATAATGTATTATACCCACATTCACACGAATATAATGTGCCGTTTATAAATTCAACCATTACATATCCATATGATTATAAATATTAAGTTGTTTAAGGCCCTATTTTAAGGGCCCTATTTTTAAGGGCCCTATTTTTTTTCTTATTTATATTTTTCTAAATAGTTTTCTTACAAACTTTACATACATGTATAAATGTCCCGCATGACTGGTGAATCCCAAAAAAATAATGAGCCTATCGTTATTGATAGGCTCAATTTTTTTCTTATATTTTCTAATATTCTTCTTCGCTGTCAGAAACTTCCTCGCCCCTGGCCCGCTTCATCTTGCGCTCTTTCTGCTTCTTCTTCTTCTCCTGACGAGATAGCTCCCGCTTTTCTTCCTTGACCTTGTGGGTGTTTCCCAGAGCGTCCACGTATTCGGTGTCCCTCTTCATCTCAATTTTCGACGCTTCAAGGTTCGCGGCAGACTGTCCAGTAATAATTACTTGCCCACCCCCTACCGTCCACATTTCGGAGCATACCGTCTTCACGAACTCCGAACTGTGTGAAATAACCACCACACCTCCGCCGAAATCGGCCAGAGCGGCAGATAGGGCGCCGAGACTCTCGCGGTCCAGGTAGTTGGTCGGCTCATCCAAAATGATGATGTGAGGGCATTGCCACAGTGCTGCACCAACCACCAGCTTTACCTTTTGACCACCAGACAGGCCGCGGATCCTGGAGTGAGTAGTAAATTCTGGGTCCAGACCGAGCTTTGTCATGTGGTCCTCGACGTTCTTGGCCGTCAGAGGCTTGCCAATCAGGCCGTTGGCAGCGGCGTCCTTGGCATCAATCTGGTTCAGAAGCTGCTGGAATCCGAGGGTCTCGAGAAGATCCCTTGCCATCCACATTGCAGACTCCTCGTTCTTCCAGAATACCTCATACTCGTACGAGCGCTTCAGCTTGCGGCGACCTCCAATCCGTTCCAGAGAGCGCTTGATACCATCGATCACCTTGACCTCATACATCTTTTCGGTGTCTTTCGCATTGCGCTCGGACCGATCCACAGACTCCAGGTCCTCGCCACTTGCATACCTCCACTGGATGTACTGATTCGGCGTCATGTCCAGGTGATTTTCGATGTGGTGAAAGGCGTGCTGGGCCACGTATGCCATCCGCATGTTAGGGTGTTTCCACACTGAACCTTCAGTAGGTTGCATCTCTCCGGTTAGCACCTTGATTAGGGTAGACTTACCGGCGCCGTTAGGTCCGATCACCCCGATGCGGGAGTTCATAGACACCTGGGAGTTTACTCCGTCGAAGATGTTCTTTCCCCCGGGATACTTGAAGGACACGCCGCGGAGTTTCATGATAGCACGATCCTTCGAAGTGATGCCCTCCAGGAAACCAGGCTCAGGGAACTCCCACTTAGTGGTAGCATCCTTCAGGTTATAGTAGGCGGCGGCTTCGGGGCGTTGTGCCACAAAGGCAGACAGATTGCCCACATACTTTTGGAGCTTGAGGTTATGCTCGTAGTGGATGATTGCAGAGCACACCGCGTCCAGGAACTCGGAATCGTGCGATACGATCATTGAGGACACGTCTTTCAGACCGGTAAGGTAAGAAACAAGCCAAGCCACATTGGCAGTATCCAAGTGGTTCGTGGGCTGCAGATAGAGGGAGACAAACAATTTAAAATGGTTAGATAATTGATATATAAATGAAGGTGTGGTCGCTGTATATGCTGTCTTTCCCATCTGGGAAGTGCTATATTGGTCAAACTATAAAGTCGGTCCAAGCACGGTTTAAAGAACATTGCCAGTCTGAAAGATGCCGGGCAGTTTCAAGAGCCATCAAGAAATATGGGGCAGATAATGTGAGAGTAGAACTCATCACCACCGTTTCCACACAAGAAGATGCAGATAGAACCGAAATAGAACTCATAAGTTTCTTTGGAACTTTGAGTCCTAATGGTTACAATCTCACTTCAGGGGGGTCCATATATTCTTTTGATACTGTTCAATCCGAGGAGACAAAGAAGAAACGCGCCCAGTCAATAACTGGCAGAGTGTTATCTGAAAAGTCCAGAAAACAAATTGCCAAAACTTTGTTGGGTGGTCGGTTTCCTCACAGGTCTTATCCAGTTCTCAGGATAAGTGAGAATGGAGATATCACTCGGTTTGAAACAGTCGGAGAGGCAATTGAAAAAACTCCTGGAGCTAGACAGTCTGGAATCTCTAAATGTGTACTTGGAAGACTTACTAAACATTGCAAGCAGGCTGATGGGACATTTTATAGATGGCAGAAAGATAGTTAACTCACCTCATCCATTAGGAGGACATCGGCATCCAGTAGAATGGCCCGAGTGAGTGCTAGCTTCATCTTCCACCCACCTGACAGAGCACTGATGGGAGAAGCGAGCATGGTCTCATCAAACCCAGCTGCATTGAGCTTTTCGAGAATGCGCTCGGGAGAACTGCGTGCCATAACCACAGGGTCATGGGCAACAAAGTCGTACGCGTTCATCTCCGAGTTAGAAGAGTCGATGTCGTGCTCCACATACACAGTGCATACCACGCTAGCATCAGGAAACCCATCCAGCTGTCCGTTTGCAATTGCACGCATCAGCGTACTCTTACCGGCACCGTTGGGGCCAATCAGACCATACCTGTTACCACGCTTGATGTTTAGGCGAGTTGAGTTAAGGAGAATCTTTCCACCGTAAGCAAGGGAAAACTCACAATCACACAGATCCTCCCCTGGTTCGGTTTCCTTGAGAGCCGCATCCTTGACATCCGGCTTGAATGCCTCGAACAACTCAGGAATCGTAGCTTCGACAGTGAAATCACCCAGAGCAGTTTCCCACGTGCCCACGTCGGTAACCTTGTTGCGAAGAAGGCTGTCTACAATCCCAGACACATAGGTGCCCTTGATGCTCTTATCTGCGAGAACGCCGCGGATGTCTTCGATGGTGATTTTGACGCATTCATTCTTGTGGAGGTTGAACAGGTAGTCGTAGCACTTGGTGGCGATGGCGCGTGCCTCCGGGTTGGACATGCTCTCCATGGCATTCTTGACGCCGTCGATGAGCTTGCTTGAAAAATCATAAGAATCCGCCGGGTCGTCCACCAGCTTTGCCATATTATTGATGATGACGCATGTTTTGCGGCGAACAACCGTGGTGCGGTCTACGATCCCGCGGCATAGCAGAGGGACAAGCACGGCGAGTGTGCGGGCATCAACACTTTGCACAAAGGTCGTTGCGGACAGTTGGTGTATGCACTCGGCGACTTGGTTGTTATCGGAAATGGAGGCGATGAGAATTGGGACAAATGGTTCGATGTCCTTGTTTCCGATGGAGAGACAGCACTTGGAAAGAGTGTTCGCGGCTGCAACTTTCACGGACTGACGCAGGTCCACCATGCAATCGGATACAACTGGCACAATTTCAGGAAGATATTGGGAGACCTGTTCGGGGTTCTCTTCGGCAATGGCCTGGAGCACCGCGAGAGACTTCTCCTTCACGGTCCACTTGCTTCCTGAGAACGGGAGGGCGTCGATGACATTCCTGACAAAATGGGGAGGCATGTGTCTGGGCATGGGGCCGGAGCCATTGACGAAATCCATGACAGAGGAGATGTAAGGAGCCATATTTCAGTTTGTATGATGTTATCGCCAGAAGGTGGTCATATAACAAGTGGTGACAATATGGAGCGTCGTTTGTCCACGGGGGCAATGGGTGTTTATATACTACGGTGCTCTTTGAAGTTGATACATATCAAATCATATCAAATATCGCCTTCAGATGACTCGGGTTAACCTCGTCCCCGTGGGTGAGCTCGCAAACCAACATGCCATGGCGGAGTGGAGAGAATTAAAAATGATCCCCAAGGCTCTCGCGCGGTCGCTGAAGACGCAATCTCGCGAAAAGATCTTCAAGAAGATTCCTAAGGAGTTCACTCTTAACACGGGCCACGTGATGTTCTTCTACGACAAGGGTGCTTATTTGAGGAAGCGCTATGACCAGCTTACCGAGGAGCTCATTTCTAGGGGGTACAATATCAACCGCGATGCCAAGTTTGATCCCGATGACGTGATGTTTTCCCCGGATTGGAATGGGGACTATAAGCCAGACGAGCGGGCATTCTCGATAATTAGGGAGCGCATCGCTGAAAAAATCGCTATGAAGCCCGAATTTTATCGTTGGCCGACTAAGGTGTAAAAAATTATTGGTATATTATATCAATGCCGAGTGAATATAAAAAGGAGGCCAAAAAATTGCTGACTCTAGCAAAGGGGCATGAAAAGAAATACCGCAAGATGATTCAGCTCGCGGGGAGAGAAAAGACGCCCCAAAACACGATCAGAACTCTGGATCGCGCTCAAATAGAAAAACGGGAAGCTCAGAAACTGGAGTTAAGAGCAATTCAATTGCTCAAGAAGGACGCTGGGGATAAACTAGGAAAGGCCATTACAAAACCGAGGAAGATCCGCACGAGATTGTAAATATTATACTTGTCATTTGATCCAGGGCATACCATATCAACACACTTAATAAATATTGGCGTGACCCAATGATAATATACATAATGCCATATAAAGATCCGGCAAAACAGAGAGATTGGCGCAAAAAATATAAAGAAAAAGAACAAGAACAAAGCGCAAAATATTATGCAAATCGTGAACGTCATATCTACGATTCCATAACAACCGGCAACATCATCGATCAAAACACATGGGATCTGTGGTGCAACCGAATTAAAAGAGGTGCTAAACGATATAAACATCCATATTCTGACGATTTCACAAACGATATCATGTTCGAAATGATGATACAAGGATGCTTCTATTGTGAGAGCGTTGCAACGACGATCGATCGGATCGATTCGAAACTCGACCATACACCGGATAATTGCGTCGGGAGCTGCGTCGGATGCAACAAATCGAAAGGCGCCGCAGATTCTGATACGTTCAAGAGGAAGGCGTATTACCGCGCTCGTGGAGAATATTATGACGACGATACCGACGTGTGGTTCGTCCACAAAACCAAACCGAGGATGTGTGTTTTCAAACGCAAAGGAGTGCCGTTCGAGCTGACGAAGGACGATTGGGAAAAACTGGTAGTCGGAGAGTGTGTGTATTGTCACAGGAGTCCTACTACGTGGTTCGGCGTCGATCGCATCGTTCCGTCGCTGGGATATGTGCTCGGAAACGTTGCTTCATGCTGCTGGGATTGCAACAACGACAAGGCCAAGGACGACGTTGAACAGATGCGCGCGAGGAACGAGCGGATCGCCCGGCGGATGGACGACGGTGAGCTCGTCATCGATGGTCACGAGAAAGTGATCCTTCACATGGGCACACATCCTTCTTCTACGCCGGTATGTGCACGAGGCCAAGTGTACGAGAACATGTTGGCGGCGTCGAGAGCACTTGTTATGAGTCCGAGTTATGTCATAAATTGTATTTATTACGGCAGATGTCCCGACGAGATCTTCATAATAACAAAGGAATTTTACGAAGAATATAAGGACGCTGAAAATATCACGAAGAATATGTTCGATCATCCTATCTTTTAATTTATTCGAAAGTTTGTGTAAAAATTTCAAAAAAAATCGCAGAAACACTCTTATTTACAAGTGGCCAAACAAGATATAATATTTTGTAATGATATATGCCGCCCCAAGTGAAAATTGTACTGAAGCATGAAGGATCGTTAGAGAAATATAAGTATAGAATTTCCGATACTCGCGATACTCGTCGTGCGGCGCTCAGGAAAGCAATGACAGACCGTAAAAGCAGGGATGCCCTGAACAAACTCATTGGCAGAATCAATGTGTTGAGTATATATTTTAAGAAGAGCAACCCGTTATACGCAGCTCGCGCCAACGAGGACGAAAGTTTTATTAGGAAATATCGCGAGGAGAAGTTCCCCCTGAAGAAAAAGTAAAAGTACATCAAGATGTGTTTTGTCGATACAACGCCCTCATATCGTCAAATCATTGATAAATTACCGGAAATGTAAAATAATATCATAATTAATTATGAGTCGTTGCGTTATTTGCCAGAAGAAGGTCGGGATCCTAGGATTCGAGTGCAAGTGCAAAGGAACTTTTTGTGACAAACACCGTCTGATGGAATCTCACCAATGTCCGACGTTGTTGGTGAAGGATACAGTCACATTGATCAAGGTAGTAGCAGATAAAGTACAAAATAGGGTGTAGTAAAAAGCTCAGGATAATGCCGAACATCCTGAGTTCAAACTGGTGTATGTCGTTTGACCCCGGTTATCAAAAGTCTATAAATAACTTGTCAGAGTGATGAACATCACCAAATAAATAAATCATAATCATAATGCAGACCGTCAAGTACTCCGCGCCCATCGCCCCTTTCTCCAACACCGAGGAGACTCCGGTGTACCGCCACGCGAACCATCTGGCCGAGCTGGTGAAGACATCTCCTCTTAGGCGGACCGTCAACACCTTTCAGAAGCTCCTGTTCTCGACTTTTGATCAGCATTATCTTAAGCCCGCGCTCGGTTCTCGAGTTCGCGTTGGGGATGGAACATTTGGCGAATACAAGTTCAAGACATATGGCGATGTCGAGAAGATCGTGCACGACCTTGCTTCTGGTATTGAGAAGCTCGAGCTCGCCCCCAAGATCAACGAATACGAAGATCTGTCTCTGAGTTTCCTTGGAGTATACTCTAAGAACCGCGAGGAGTACCTGATGATCGACATGGTGTCTGCCATGTATGGTCATACCATTGTTCCTATTTACGACACTCTGGGGCCAGATGCGGTCCAGTTTGTTTTCGAGCAGACTAATCTGACCACTCTGTTCTGCTCCAACGAGTATCTTCCTGCACTCCTGGCATCTGCGAAGAACGACAAGCTCGGTAAGGTGAGGAACATTGTGGTGTGGGACACGATCTCAATTGATAGTATCATTGAGTTTCGGATTGCAGGTATCAATTTGGTAGAGTTTGCAAGCGTCTGTGATGAGGGAGCCGGGTCTCGGGCAAAGACCCCTGAGATATCCCCAGACGACGTGATGGTATTTTCGTATACTTCTGGGACGACGTCTACGCCCAAGGCGGCGATGCTTACTCACCGCAACTTCATCGCAGCACTGGCCGGTGTAGAGGCCGGTAGTGACGATACTGTGAAATTTACGAGCGACGATGTTCACCTTTCATATCTTCCACTGGCACACATTTACGACCGCCTGGCTTGCTCATACATGCTGGCGGTCGGTGGTCGCATCGGGTTTTACAGCGGAGACATCACCAAGATCAAGGAGGACATCCAGGCGCTCAAGCCCACATTCTTCGCGTCCGTGCCTCGTCTCTACAACAAGATCTACGACGGTATCGTCGATGGTATGAACAAACAAAAAGGTATTAAGAAGATGTTGGTCGACTGGGCGGTGAGTTCTAAGCTCGCGAACCTCAAACACTCCAAGTTTACTAGCTGTATATTCGATGCCCTGGTCTTCAACAAGATTCGCAACGCGTTTGGAGGAAACCTGCGCTTCATGACCACGGCAGCGGCTCCCATCGCCGGGAATCGCCTTTCTCTCCTGAAGATCTCCATGAGCTGCCCCATCGCCGAAGTCTACGGCCAGACCGAGTCGTGCGGCGCCTCATTCATGACCCACACCTCTGATACTAAGACCGGTCACGTAGGAGGTATCTCCCCCGCCGCCGAGTTCAAGCTTGTGGACATCCCGGAGATGAATTACACATCAAAGGACGTTGATGAGAATGGCGACCTGCGCCCCCGTGGTGAGATTTGCCTGCGCGGTCCGATGATATTCCGCGGATACTACAAGGACCCCGAGAAGACTGCCGAGGCTATCGACACTGACGGCTGGCTTCACACCGGTGATGTGGGGGTGGTAGATTTGACTGGTCGTCTGACTATCATCGACCGCAAGAAGAACATCTTCAAGCTCTCTCAGGGGGAGTATGTGGCGGTGGAGAAAGTTGAGACGGTGCTTCTGCGGAGCAAACTTATCGAGGAAATCATCGTTCACGGCGACTCCCTCGAGTCGTATGTCGTGGCTGTGGTGGTGCCCAACAAGAACATCACTTCTGATCCCGCGGAGATCCTCAAAGAGATAAAGACTCTAGGCAAGGCGGAGGGTCTCAAAGGTTTTGAGGTTCCTCAGAAAATTCACACGAGCGAGCAAACGTTCGGCGAACTCGGTCTTCTCACGGCGACGATGAAAGTGAAGCGTCTCGAAGCAAAGGCTCACTTCAAGAGTACTTTTGATAACTTGTATGCGAACTAATGTTGTAATAACTTAAAAAAAATAAAATGATACACATAAGTAAAGCTTACCATGCCCGGCGCAATTTCACAATTGGTTTCTTATGGCGCTCAGGATGTATATCTCACTGGAAACCCCCAGATCACGTTTTTTAAATCCGTGTACCGTCGCTATACCAACTTTGCGATGGAAAGTATCCAGCAGACTTTCGACGGGGACACTGACTTCGGGAAGTTCCCGACTGTCACCGTTTCTCGCAACGGCGACTTGGCGGGCCCTATTTGGATTGAGGTCACTCTTCCGAGTCTATTGGGATACAATATTACCCCCACCCCCCCTGTCACACTGGGGTCTTCAACGCTCGCCAACTCAACCAACGTAGCTGCCTTGAGCAATGTGTTCGTGGACCCGTCTGGTAACTACTGGCAGTCTAATAATGCAGGAGTATATTCCAATCTTATCGCGGCGTATAGCAACGTGAACGGTTTTTACTACGCCAGCGCAAATGTGGCGAACATAAATAACACTGCTGCATATTCAGGAAATATTCTTGCGTGGCCCTACATGACGTTCACCGGGAACGGACTGGCTGCTAATGCAATTTCCAATATAACACCACTCACATCTAACCTGCGTTATGTCAACGGTATTGGCCTTGCGTTGTTCAATTCCATCGAGCTCCAGCTGGGTGGTCAGCGGATCGACAAGCACTACTCAAACTGGTGGGACGTGTGGACCGAGCTGACGGAAACGTCCGAGAAACTAGCAGGATACAACAAGATGGTCGGTCGTTATGATCCTTCGTATTACAATGCCAACTGGGATGTCACCATGGCTGCAGGAGGAACCTACTACGTCCCAATGAAATTCTGCTACAACAGAAACCCGGGTTTGTATATGCCTCTGGTCGCTCTCCCTTACCACGAGCTCAAGATGAACTTTGACATCAACACATATCTGAATTGCGTTAGGTGCAATTACCCCATTACGAGTTTGACCTCTCAGAACGGCGCCACCCCATTGTCCATAACCAACATGAAGATATACTGCGATTATGTGTTCCTGGACGCCCCCGAGCGTATCAGGATGTCCGAGATCCAGCACGAATACCTGGTAACTCAACTACAGTGGCAGGGATCCGAGCCAGTGACTTCCCCGACCGCGCCCTCTGGTACTCAGAACCGCAAGTTTACATTGAACTTCAACCACCCCGTTCGCGAGCTGGTTTTCGTTTACCAAGCCGCGAGTACATACGACTCTGACCCGGTGACCGGTAATGATATTTTCAACTACGAGATCCCCCTGCCCACTACCACTGGAAATGAGGTATTCGAGGAGGTGAAGTTGATTATCAACGGTAGCGACCGCTTCTCTGCCAGACCGGGTGCTTATTTCCGCCTTGTACAGCCCTATGAGCATCACGTTCGCGTGCCTAACAAGTCAATTTACGTTTATTCGTTCGCCCTGGAAGACGCTGATAGCAAACAGCCAAATGGATCTTCTAACTTCACGCGTTTTGATTCCGCGCAGCTCCAGGTTATTTTAAACGCCGGTCTTCCCAGCGGACGTGTTCAGATTTATGCACCCAACTTCAACGTCCTTCGTATCGCTGCGGGCATGGGCGGCCTCGCATTCGCCAACTAATTGTAACACGTTTTATATCATAAGACATTTTGTTGAAAAGAGATATTAACAACAAAATGATCGCGATAAATACAATTATACTACGCTAGATATAACCATCGCACTGCTATTTCCATTGTAACTACCAAACGCAGTGTTGTTTCCAAATGATATACTTGTCGATGAAAATGTAATAGGTGTGCTTAATCTCACGTTACATGACCATAATTTGGTACCAGCGGTGAATGCCCATATAGTTGTCACTGTCTGCGTCACATTTCCAGGTAAACCAACGAATGGTGCATCTGGTGAAACTGGCAAATTGTATGTATTTATCGTTATGAACCTGTTCGTATTTTGTTGCAATGTTATAGCCCATCCTGTCGATGGTGAGTATGTTACAGCTCCTGCCGTATTAGATGTTAACCCCGATGACGGAAGTATGAAACTTGCACCAACCGCAGATGGTAATCCAGTCAGTCTGGAACCATTTCCTACGAACCTTATAGCAGTAATATTGCTTCTCGCAATTATGTTGTTTGCAAGAACAATGTTAGCGCTCACATTACCTAGTGAGAAAACGTTTCCGCGGATATCAAGATTCCCCGTGGGAGGGGGGATTGCGAATACACCAGTAGTCAGGAAGCCATTTCCGATGATGTATCTCCCCGCTACATTGCCTACTGTGTTAACTTGGCCAGTGAGTACTGTGTTTCCATCAACCCTAAGGTTAATTGTGGACACATTCGTAGAATCCACATTTCCAGAAGATAATACATTACCGCGGAAGTACCTTCCTGTGATATTACCTGCCACACTAGCTCGACCATTTACAATTGTATTTCCATTCGCCAATAAGTTTGTCGTGGATACGTTAGTTGCATTGACATTGCCAGCCGACAATACATTTCCCAGGAAATATCTTCCCAATACGTTACCTGTGGAATTTATTTGACCGGCAATGATTGCATTTCCATTCACGCGGATATTTGTCGTGGACACGTTTGACGCGTTGACGTTTCCAGAAGAAAGTACATTACCTAAAAAGTACCTTGTAGATATGTTGCCATTTACAATAGTTGCCTTGTTGGTGTTCAAGTACGCCAATGCTTCCGAAACGTACCCGTTCGTAGTGACGGTGCCAACGTTAGCGCTCAATAAAACAAGAGCATCCGTGTAGTCGGCATTCGCCCCTACGATGTTCCCAGTGCGTCCGAAAACACTCATCACCGGGAAGT